AATTCTTTAATATCTCTTTGATACTTCTCATCTGATCTTCTTAATGCTTCTTCTACTGGAGATACAGGATCACCTGCTGCATCAGTATATACTTTAGAATCAAGAGGATCTAATACAAGTTCATCAAGCTTTTTCTGATTATCTATTTCAGATAAATACTTAGTAACTTTAGATCTACTACGTCCAGCACGTAATAATTTGACTGCACCTTCTGCTACAGAAAAATAGAATCCTATACTAACACCTTCTAAGACATTAAGTTTTGTTTTATCATCAGCACTTTTACCATCTGACATCCACCTCTCTGGTATTAACTTATGTCCCCACCATTTACTTCGTTTCCACGTAGTCATTAAAGTATCGTTAACTTCATTTGATTTAGCTACAAAATCAGTAAAGGCTCCAACACCTAAATCTAAACCAGTTTTAGCAAACCTAGCAAATACAGCGTTATTACCTAAACGCTGTAACCAAGGTGCTGCTACTCCTGATTTATGTATAGCTGCACTACCCGTCATGGCTTTACCTTTTAGAAAAAAGAAAGGTACAACAAGAGAAGATAATTCTCTAAATCCTTGAGCACCTTCATTTTCAAATTTAGGTATCTTTGGTGCTTGGAAACCTAAATGTTTAAATGCCATATTACCTAAATCAGTGAACCAATCTACGACACCAACAGCAGGTGACATCATAGCTTCTTGATTATATAATATGCTTCTATTTTTTAAGTATTCAATTGGAGATTTTTTCTGATTCTCTTTCTCTACAAATTGAGAATAAGGTATTTGGTGGTATTTTTGAGACCATGCGTCTTGGTCTGGGTGACCATTTGGAAGTCTTCGTATTTCACGAAGTGCAGCAAAATACTTCTTACGATTTTCCCTGACGGACATATCGGTATCATTTTGCTGTGTTTCTGTTTCAAGTGGTAAGGATGCTACCTGTGTCTCCTCTTCTACTGCAGGTGGAGTTTCTTCTACAATAGGATCAATAGGAGGCTGTTCCGTAGAACCAGATGCATCTCTTATACTTATATCTAAATTTGGAACTTCAAAACCAGTTGGTTGAAGCATTTCTCCCTCGTAAGGATTTGCCATAATTATTCTTTAAATTCAGGTAATAATGCACCTTTTAACCATTCAGCATTACCAGTGTACTGCCACATATTTGTAGACCAGGTTGGGTCGTTTTTTAAAGTCTCAACAAATTGGATATTCTCTATCCATTGATTTTCAATAGCATCAGCTAATTGTTGTTTACCACCAGCAGCGAAATCCCAATAAGCTTCACCACCAAATACTGATTCAAAGTAGGCAGCGACTGTATTTTGTTCTTCACCTTCTAATAAAGAACCAGCACTCAATTCCATGAGACCTGTTCTATCTATTATAAAGGTAGGATCGTCTGAATGTTCTTTAGCAATCTTTGCTGAAGTATCATTGAACACACCATCATCATGATCTACAACTCTTTTAACTTCAGCTTTAGATAAACCTTTCAATGAGTCCGCACCTAACATCTCTTTGATTTCAGGTTTTAATGGACCATTACCCCAAGCTATGCTTCTTGCTTCAACAACTTCTGCTAAGGGTGTATTAGTTGCTTTAGCTACATCAATAAGAGATTGTCTTATGTTACCGTTTGTACTTAAGATAGTATTATAATCTGCACTTTCTTTAGAGTTTTCACCTTCTAACATTATTACTGGGAAACCGTTTTTAAGACTATTAGGATCTTTTACTGTTGCTGATAATTGTCCAACTGCTGTATCTGGTCCAACACCATTGGTTATATTAGAATTGATTGTTGCAACTGACTCTTTGTAATTAAAAGTTGGTTTAGAATATCGTGTACCATCAATGATACTACGATCCATTAACGTACCACCAGCTCCAGTAAGAGAAAGCATACGGGTATCTATATTTGGATCAGCATCAACCATTTCTTGAGTTAAATTATGCGAACCGAATCCATTCTTCTTTGCCCAGTCTACAGTTAGGCCATATGCGTTAAGTGCACTTTCTCCGTTTTGTACATGTGTATCAAATACAGAATGTAGTTTTTCAAGTACTAGCTTCTGATCCATATTTAAACCTGAAGTATCAGGGAGACCCAGTGTAGTCTTAAGATCACCTGTAAGCAGTTCTGTTACACCATTTAGCTGTGATTCATAACTGAATGCACCTGTACCAGATTCACGTCTAGTCTTTTCTTGGTGTAAGATATGAGCAATTTCAGGGTCATTTGAATCTCTTAGTGCATCAGATATTAAATTATCAATTGGACCTGTCTTCGAATACTCAATTAAAGCTCTTTTTTCTAGAGTTAAATCTGCTTGTCCAGTACCTCTATTATCTATTGCATCATATAGTGAAGTATAATCCATACCTTCACCAGTACCAAACTTATTCTTTAATTCAAATATAACATCATAAGCTCCTTTTGAACTTTGAGCTGTTTTGATACGTTCTATAGCTCCTGGCAGCTCCTGCTTAAATCCAGCCTTAGCAGCTTTTTCTTTATCAGATTGTTTTAAATGTAAATCTTTTTGCCATTCTCTAAAGTATGAACCAAATTTACCATCTTTATATCCCATTCTGTTTGGCCATACTTCGCCACGTGTTCTACCTTTTGGATGTTTTTTAGACTCACTACCAGGTACAATTGAATCAGACCATGTTTTCAGATGCTCATATTTAACTGTACCTGCTTTTATACCTGCTATCATAAAGTCATCAAATTTCTTATGAGCTTGCTCTTTAGAAAATTTAACACCTTTATCACTTATCCCAATCATATAAGTATCAAGTAAATGTTGTAAAGAAGCAGGAGAAGGAGAACTTACTGCAGCTTCTGTAGCTAGAGCAATTCTTTGATTTGAATCATAAATAGCAGCTTGTACTTCGTACCTAGCAAACATACCATTCTTACCATTTTCAGCTGCATCTATCTTTTGATAGAATCCAGACCCGTATTTATCTTCAGGTAGGGAAAGAAAAGCTTGACCATATTTACCTATACCATTATCTGTAAACCATTTACCACGTAAATAACGATGGGCTGCAAGTTTTTCTTGTAGTGTATTAGCTTCAGATATTTTAAATGTATGTGGTCGTCCAGTGATCGGATTGATTTGATCAGGTAAAGTCAATATAGTTTGAGACTTAGCCATTGCACTAGACACATATCCTTCAAACTTACCAGCTATTTTACCTACTTCAAGTTTAGCGTATGTATAACCATACATAGGATGCTTTTCAGCAGCCTTACTTATAACATATGCAGGTACACCTTCTTTATTATAAAGATCATTAAAAGATGAGTGCATTAATGTACCAGAATCTGAAGATGTTTTTAATACGTCAGATGCTTCATCTACTTCTGGAGAGTTTAAGTAATTTTTATATTGGTTCTCATAGAAATCATTAGTAGCTTCTGACTCTAGGTTATCCATCTGAAGCTTCTTGAACTTACCAATTGCATCAATAGCTGATTTAGCACCTAAATTAGCTAGTTCTATATTCTGTTTGGTATATGCTACCTCCATGTCAGCCAGGTCATTATTAATGACTTTTTGGCGAGTCACTAATTGCCTGGAATTATTTATTAAGTTTTGGATTGCTTGTTGTGTTGCCATTGGTTACCACTGATATAAAGATGCATAGTTTGTCTGAGCTGCTGTCTGATAAACATTAGGATCGATTATTCCTAAACTTGGTCCTTGGAACATTGAACCTGCACTAGGTAAGTTAGTAGTTCCAAAGGGATTTACAGCTAATTTCATGTTTGCTGATAATGGATTGCTTATACCTAAATTAGTTTGACTTTGGAACATAGAACTTGGACTAGGTAATCCACCAGTTAATCCACTAGCTCCTCCTTCCATTATCTTATTCATCTTATTTATTTGTGTACCTTGCATATAAGCTCCAGCTGCAGAGACTGCTATATTCATTAATAGCCCTCCAATACCAGGTCCAGCTTCATATTGTGGAGCTAACGGTGTATGTCCAGGTACAGGTGATTGCCTGACTTGCTCCCATTGTTGCTGACTCTTTCTATTAGCATCATTAGCAATTATCTCTCTATTCAGTTGAGCCTTATCTTGATTCATTATTACACTTTGAACTGATTTGGTCAATGCCATACCAGCTGCACGTACATTTTGTCCAGCTCTTCTACCTGCAGTAACACCTGTTTGTTCCCCTGCATATTCATTCTTATAACGTTCTGTTAATATATCGATTGTATCAAATGCATGTTTAGCATACACCTCTTCCATCTGAAGATCCTGTAACTCCCATTGCTCAGCAGATTGCCTGAAGATATCATCGATAGCACCTTCTTGCTGTTGAACTCTATCTTTCCAAGAGCTATTATTCAGTATTGTTTCTGCTAAATACTGTTGATTTTCTGCATCGAAGTTAGCTAGTTTCTGTCTATTCCTAGCATTAGCTGCTGCTTTCTGTTGACTATGACCGTAAATTGAGCTTGCAGAATTAACTGCAAACATAGCCATTGAAGTTGGTTCGCACACGGCAAAATTCAATAAAGGTTAGTTGGTTAGGACCATGTTTAAGTTCTCTCAAGAACTTGAATCCTAGAAATTGGAGTAGTTTTAAATGGACGGTATTCCGTTTGTCAACTATATTCCAAAGTAATTTATGTTCTCTACTATCTACAAAGCGTTTAGCTTCTCTAGCAAAGGTAAGAGGATAGTCATGTATTGCGGGTGTGCATAACATCCATATTGATCCATCTGGTTCTACGCCAGCCATTCCAGCAGTCTTGCCGTTAGGCACCTCAAAGTACACTGATTCACCATTGAAACTGTACTGAGGAAGGTGTAGTAGTGGGAAATGACCATGACCCTCATAGACTTCTCGGAAGTCATCAGGGCGTAAATTAGAGGCCACTTCAACAGCAGCCTCCATGGTTAGTGGGTGAATATATTTAGACACGTTGATAAAGTTTATGGGAGAAATCTCCTTCCCATGTTAATGAGTGCAACGTAGCTGGAGATGGGTGTGTTGATTTCAAATGTAAACTAACATTTGTGTTCCTATCATATATTGGTATTGTATGTATATAATCTTTTGTTATACCTGGAGTACCTAGTAAGTAACTATCCCATTCAAGTGATTCATATGTAGTACTATAGTCATTTCTTCCTCTACGTTTTAATGTAGTTTCTATAAGACCTACTTCACCAAAGGAGAAGTTAACTCTATGTACAATTAATGATCCACGTGTTTCAGATTTAACTTTACCTTCACCTGCTGATTGAATATATACAGTAGGGAATTCTACTTCCATCTCATATTCATATCCAATAATAACATCAGTGTTAACTGTTGAACCATCTTTGGTAGAAGTTTTCCAGTTACCATCTAATGTTACCACCTTATTAGGGTGTGATCCAGTTATAGATTCTGATGGTACAGTTTTACCTTTATCATCACAGTCTGCATTACAGAAAGCTTTTAAAGTTTGACCACTATAATAACCTGCACCTAATGTAAATGTAGTTTTATCAGTAGCAGTGACATAAGTCATATCAGCTGATGCTATAGTTTTCTTTGTATCTAAATGAATAAGATAATCATCAGGAGATGTACCTACTACTAAAGTATCTGTAGCATTTTTAATATCAGTTGCTTCTAAAGTATAATCACTACCATTTTTAATAACAGTATAATATATATCATCCATCATGGTATGCCAAGTAACCGTACCTGGTAGTTCCCATCTGAACCATGCTGATTGAATTCTTTGATCACCTTGAGTATGGAATCTATACCCCCAAACTTCTTTATTATTTTCTGTACCAAATAGAATCATTTGGTTTTCAGTTGATTCAGCAATTAGAGTACAATCTACTGGGAATAACTTAGAAATAATTTTACTTTGTTCAATTACTTGTGGGTCTCCAACAGCTTGTATACCTGCAATTTCATGGAATCTTGTACGTTCTGCAGTACTATTCAACCATCCTGCAGTAACACCTAATGAGAAAGGAACTGTTCTTTCATCAAATGCATAGTTAGAAATGAACTGTATTCGTGCAGTTTCAGGTGTCATCTGTGCTTCATCAGTTGACAATAGAAATTGTTGAGAAGCACTGAATATTAATAAACCAGCATTGACTTCAATAGCATCAAATAAATCTGTAGGATATAGTGAGCTTGATTGAAGATCAATCGGGTCAGCATTAGCAATTGTAAATGCAGTCTTAGCCCAGAAGTTATAGAAATCATTAGTACGAGATAGTATTACATTCTCTTCTGCTAATAGTCCAATCCTATTTCTATAGAAGAAAATTTTGTTAATTTTTTTACCAACAAAAGATGGCTTAGGGTTTGTAATATCATCCCCTACATCTCTTTCAGACCATGCTGGGTATTGAAATCTATAAGCACCTGTTGTACTTATATCTGTAGCAGTACCGTTTAGATCCTCATACTCTTTAAAAGTCTGAGCATTATTTCCTGTACCTGTTAAATTAATAGCAGTACCAGCTGTAGCATTTGCTAAGTTCGTTGCAAGCTTAATTGTATTATCATCAATTTTGATACAATAATAAGCAGTATTATTTGTTAATCCTGCAAGAGTTGTACCACCTCCATTACTATAATATACTGGGGTTCCTGTTGCCTTAAGATGACCTGTAATAGTAATAGTTTCAGCAGATGTATCTACTGCAGATGTAGCAACTGTATGAGTTCTATTAAGTTCTGTTACTCTAGTAAGTTGTAAAGGCATTGTATCCTTATCAAACTTAATATCTAAGTTTGGACCTGGACACTCTTCCCATACACCTCTACCAAATCTATTAGGAGTATAAGAGACTGTTTCACCTGCTGAGATAGTACCTGATGCTGAGTCAGTTACTTCAAAAGTATTGGTTGTTTTATTTGCTACAGTGTACCATCCATCTGTTGCAGCTCCACTTGTGAAGTCTGCTATAAGAGTATCCCCATTACTTAAACCATGTGCATTCTTGGTAATAGTAATAGTTGTACCAGATCTAGCATAAGTACCTGTTACAGTTTCATCTCCAATATTATTAACTTTAAACTTTAAGTGATAGTCATCCTGATCTTCACCACTGTTAACAACTTCAACTACATATCCATGTCTACAAGTTTTAGGAAGGTCTGATGCATCATTAGCTTGGTTAGTAATGATTTCCATCAGATTAGTTTCTGTGGTTGTTATACCAAATGGTGTAGATCTTCTTAAGTGTAATCCATTACCACATATTGTAGTAGTTATACCTGTACCAGAAATAGAATCTATAGCATTCTTCATACCAGCTAGAATACTTTCTGCTGATACATTTTCTTCATTATTAGAAGCAGTTGGTTCAGGTCTAACTAAAGCTATATTAGCTCTCGCAGTTATAGCAACATGAGCTGTAACCTTGACTTGAGTTTCTAAACCTTTTACTGATTCATAAGTATGAGTATCATTAGTAGTCCAACCTTCTCCACCAAAATGTAAAGTACATGTAGGTTGGTAGGAATCATCATAAGCAGAAGACACACTGCCTGGCTGTGGTACTGGGGTACATCTGGTATCCATCTCATAAGCAAGATTAGATTTACCTGTACCACCATTCATATATGATGTACCAGAGTTTGTAGATGTTGGCCTTACCATAGACCTATTCATACCTTGGCATTTGCCATCATTTGAGTAACCAGTTATATTACTTGTATCAACATCTTCAGCAGCTTCTAGTCCTGTAGCTCTATTATATGTAACAGTAGTATGATCAGTTGGATCGAAAATATCTAATGAATATTGTTTACCATAAGATATAGTTCTTAAATTAATAAAAGCTTCGTACTCAATAGCTGGAGATTTATTTGCAGAGTCAGTTAACATAGCAACTGTCTTTGTTCTATTAGCAAATAAAATTGTTTCGTTAACTGTAATAGGTTGAATCTGTTGAGACTCTGTATGAATTAGATAGTTACAAACATTTGTACCAGGTACATTAGCATAGTCTACAGGGATTTCAGCACCATCACTACATCTCCATACCTTAACTGAACCATCTCTAGCTACTTGTCCTATATATTGTTCATCTTCTTCTCTATAAATAGGAAACCATTTACCTGCTGCAGCTGGAGTAATAGCTTTCACTAAATCTGAACCAGGTCTTTTAATCAAACCTCTTGTGATATCAGGTATCCCATTATTTAAGTCAACAACTTGACCTGGTGCTTTCAATTCATCTGGTAATTCAGATATACCTAATTTAAAATTCGGTATTTGTTGTGTAACACTTGACATATTAGCGTCTTAAGGATGTATAAGGTTTGTAAGATTGATAGGCAGATTCATCTGGCCAACCCATAAAGTTATGATCACCTTGATTACATTCATATTCTAAGCAAGCAGCTCTAGCTTGCATTTCAAATGAACTTAACATCTGTTGTAATTGAGGGTTAGCAACTAATTGTATTGCAGCTTTACCAGAAGCTTTATATATAATATATCTTTGGAAAGGTGTTGGTATATCTTCGAAAGGTAATAGTCTAATAACATGGACATAGAAGTAATCATCATCAGGATATTCAAATGTATGATTAACTCTGTCATATAATTTCCAGATACCATCAGTACTATCTTTACGACGAACGAAATCACGGGTACGATCCCATGCATCTTCATTGTCTATTTGTATAATATCAGAATCGATGTGGAATTTATCTCCTACCTTATTACTAAACTTTATATGAAATTCTTTATTAAAAGTCCAACCTTCATTCTGGATATCTTGGTTTGATTCTTTTAATATATTATAGATAAAAGCTACTTCAGGGTTATCATAATCTAAACTAGATAAAGGTGCTTGACCGATACTACCCAGAATTGCATTGACTGCGGATAGTTCTGTATCGATATCAACGGTTGTGGGAGTAGAAGTCATAGGTATAAATATTTGTGAATAAAAAAAAGGGAGGTAGTGATACCCCCCTTATATAAATTAGGTAACGTTGCATTCAACGCCTGGATATGCTGTCCTCAAGTTCTTTGTAATTGAGTAAATAGCATTAGACGAACGAATATCTGTGCCGTCACCGTTAGTGCGGGATACACTTTCACGGGTTGCATCAGTTGTGCATACACCGTTGTTTCCCTTAGCTACAGAAGCGGCCATAATAATAATTGATTAACAGTTTGCATATGCCTGAGCAGTAAGACCATCAGCAGATGTTGGTCTGCCATATTCTAACTTAGTAGGCATATTTTTGGTAGTGGATTTAGCTCCACTAACACCTTTAGTCATTGTTTGCTTTTGACAAATACCAGGTTTAACTGACATTGTATACCTCCTTATGTGTTAAGAAGTTCAATAGCACCTGCAGGGTTAAGTGTTCCAGCACCCATTGCAAGACGACCTACAAGTACGTCACCTTGATAAAGAACTGATACGTCCCCACCCGTAACTTGGACTTGAGGGCCAATGGCTTCCACAATTCCAGCTACATCACGCTGATAGATAAGTCCACAGCTGTTTGAGAAGTCACCTGAATAGGTATTGTTCTCACCAGACTGAGCATTAACTGTACCAGCTAAGAAAGGTAGGTTATTAGAACGCTTGATAGAGATACCAGCAATTTCAACTAGTCCTTCACCTGATGTTAAGTTACCCTGGTTGTTACCATAGTCCCTGTTAAGGATGTTGGAAGATACCTGAGATACTAGAGCATAGTATTGGCGAGGAGATAGTACAGCAGTACGTCCAGTCTTAGGAAGATTCTTTTCATCGAGAACTGAAGCAGCTTCGAAGAAGGCATCCACTAGAGCTTGAGCGTCATACTCTTTACCAGATCCTAGTCTGATCTGAGTACCACCTGGTTCTGGTCCTGGAGCTGCTGTGATAGGATGAGCTTCCCTTGCAGCTAGTGCAATTGTACGGAAGACTTTCTTATCATAAGCTTCTGCTAAAGCATGACCAATTTTAGATGAGATTTCAGATCTCAGAGAGTAATGTGCAAGTGTCTCATCGAGATCATATACGAAAGCACTAGAGATGAGTAGATCATCACATTGGATGGTCTTCTCAGCTACTGGTGGATCGCCTGATCCGAGGATTGGTTCACCAGGAGTATGGTAAGCCGCTTGCATGCGTCCCGTGAAGATGAACTGTAATGATTTACCGTTCTTTAGGGTACGTCTTTGCACGGTATCACGTGCTATTGTTGCTGACTCATAAGCTTTGAATAGCTCACCTGAGAACAGCTTTAGATAAGTCGCATACTTAGTATCGTATGCCTGAGATCCAGCGGTATTTGAGACCGCCTTATTCAGCGCACCAAGTACCGACTGTGTGGCGTTAGCCATTTTTAGTACGAGAGTTTATAAGTTTACAGACTCTCAACGTTGAGAAAATTTTTTCGAATTATTGTTGTGGTCTATCCCACCGTCTAGACAGCTTAAGGGTATCCTCGTAAGGGCCAAAAGCCAAAGCGGGTAATCGGATTCGAACCGATGACAACAGCTTGGAAGGCTGCAGTTTTTCCACTAAACTATACCCGCATAAGGAGGTGGATGCCTCCTTGTTATTTAGAACTTCTTCCAGCAAACAGAAGAACCAGCTAATAGGTGTGTACCTGCTGAAGAACCAGCTGCATTAGCAAACTGGAACACAAGGTTACCTTTAGTAGCTGCTGTTGAAAGTGCATTAAA